CTCCCAAGCTTCTGTCTGTTGATCAGTCAATCGCTTGTAATGAGCATTACGCTCATCAACAGTTTCTTGAGGAATTCTTGCCAATAGCAAGTCACCTACGCTGATGACACCCTCATAAGCTTTGATGCTTCCGTTATATGCAGAGTAAAGACTTTTATCGTGTTCGTCAGCTCTCACTAACTCCCAGCCTTCTCTGAGTCTTGCATTGATGTTTTTAGTATCATCCATGCCGTTGACTCGATGTCGAAGCCATCTTTGCCTATATCCATCAGGACATGGTGGTGCGTCTAGTTGAGACGGTGGCTTCCAAGGTTTTCTACGTTCCTCTTTAGCCCTTGTTTGTGCACTTCTTGGTGTTTTAATATCTGTCATTTTGTACCTCCTTAAACGTACTTAGCATACTCAGCTAAGGGAACCCCTAGCTTTTTTGCTATTTTTACTTGACTAGCGGTCAACTTAACAGACTTGCGCCCCGGTGTTGCAGACCTTGTAGCAGAAGCAACGGGTTGGGCGATTGTGTTACCTCTGATCGTCTGATCCGAGCCTTCAAAAGACTCTGGAAACTTGTTTTTAACTCTATTAGTCAATTCATCATAATAGTCATCTGACTCTGTGTCAAATCCTTCTGCTACTAAACCTCTATGTATTCTTTGAGCATAATCTGTCATTTCAGCATCAGATCTAAACCAAGTATTTTTTTCTGCCCAAGCTAATGCTTTTTGAGATGGTTGTGGTCTTGGTTCGTTTTGAACTTGTTGTTGAACGTTTTCATATTCTTTTGAAAACTGTTCATACTCTTGTTCTTTTTTAGATTTAGTAACTCTTATTCTTTCTGCCTCAAGATCAAGTTTAGTCAAAGCTTGTCGAGCTTCTTCTTCTTTTTGATAATCACCTGCTTCTCTTGCAGCAATAAGATTTTGACGAGCAAGATCAGATGCCATTTTATTTCTAACTTCACTCTCTGACATATAACCTTTGTCAATGTCAAAAGTTTTCTTTTTGGCATCCTGTAATTCCTTTTGCACATTTTGTGCAAATGTCAGTGCGGCGTCTTTTTCTCTTTCTGCCTCTCTGATCTTCCAAGTCAGCTTATCTATTCTTTTTTTAACTTTGTCAGAATATTGATCCATTTCCTCAGATTGTTGTTCAGCAACCTCAGGATTGAGAGGATCTTTTTCTTCAGTTTTTACTTCTTCGTATTTTTCTGGTGCGACAGCGCCATGAGACTTATCTTCTAATTCGACTTCTGCGCCTTCTCCTGATGTATCAAGATCAACCAGCTTTTCGTCTTTTGCAGTGTTAAGTTCTGTTTGCATGGTACCTCCATGTTAAAGTATTGTTAATATGTCCTCTGGATTATCTACTGTGCCGAGTATTTCATCGTCATTCAATAATCTTACTTCTCCTCCATCTATCCTGATTCTAGAACCAGCGTATCTGCCAAACACAACCCAATCACCTTGTTTGCACCAAGGTCCATTAGGAAACTTTTCCTTATCTTTATATGCATCATCTCCTACGGCTAATACCATAGCAACAGATGCAGTTAATTGTGAATCTTCAATAGTCTTATCGGTAAGTATAATACCACCTTTTGATTTATCTTTTGCTTTGAAAGGTAAAACTAAAATTCTCCACCCAACAGGTTTTGGTAGTTTATCTATTTCAGTTTTCTTTTTTTCAATCCCTTTAGAAGGATTGTCTAATTTTGCTTTTACGTGATCAGGCACGTATAATGTTTTAGTCATCAATTTTCTCCTCTTGTTCCAGCAGGCGAGAAAGCTCCTGTTGGCATGCTTCAAGCATGTGTATCTTGCCTAAAATATACTTGTAATCTTCAATTTTATCAACCCCTACAGTTAAATTTTCTAAGAGGTTTTCTTTTAAGCTTTTAAGTTCTTTTTGATAATTATGTAATACAAATACACTCATTTGAGACAGTTAACTCCAGGAACTGCTTTTTCAAAAAATGTATAAGTGTTATCTTTACTTGCATACCATGTTTGCTCTTGACTACCATTAACACCTAAACCACCTGCCATCACTGCTGGTAATGTCTTCTTTACTGCCTCTGATACTGAAGCAAGTTGATAATCATCACCAAACATTACACCTGTTGGTTTAAGTTTAGGCCACCAATTTTGTATATCATCTATGACTGGTTCATATTCATGAGCACCATCTACCATTATGTAATCAATGCTAGCTTCTTCAAACTGTTCTAATATTTTAGTATCATCCGATCTACCTTGACAAACATTCACCATGTTTCTTCCGATAAAATATCTTAAATTATCTTTGAACATATTTGAAAAATCTTGAGGTAAATTTAAGTTTGCGTGTTCAGAAGATCCTGCAAAAGTATCAACACAATATATTTTTACATCTTCTTTATTTGCGTTGACTAAACTTGTTGCTAAGTAATGTGTTGACCTACCTAAGAAAGATCCTATTTCAACTATCTTTCCATCTTCAGGTATTTGATCAACAATCATATCGTAAGTTTCTGAGTAGTTAAACCACCCAGGTATTTTGAAATAACTGTGTTTCATAATTAAAATATCCTTATTTGGTTATCTTAATTATTTGTATCTTATTGTAATTTATTTTCAAGCCTTGTGGGACAGGACCTTTTTTAGGAGGTGCTCCTGTCGTCAGCCGTTTCGGTTTCTTCGGTTTCGTCATGTAGACACCTCGCACATTCACACATACAGGATGCACCGCAATGACAGTCACATCCACATAATTGACATTGTTTATTCATAGATTCGCATTTTAAACAGAGTGTATCACAACCCTCACACATTATTTCTTTTTAGAAATCATACCTTTGATACCAGGTGCTGCTCTAACACCTAGACTAACACTGCAGGCTAGATACAAGAGGTGTGTATAATACTCTGGTAAAGTTTCTAAAATTGCAAAACCACGTTCAATGTGTGGTTGCATAAAAGGTAAGAAGGCACAAATTGCAGGAACCATTAAAGCGAGTAAAACAAACTCATCTTTCCAGCTCCCGGACATTTGATTGACCGCACTGGCTTCCCACGAGATTTTTCCTGCGATTTGCTGCTCTTTAAGGCTCTTCTGTGCCTTAATCTCAGTCAGTTTTAGGTCTGCTTTAGCTTTTTTTGTCTCAACGAAGCCTTTGACCGCATCCCCCACCATATTTGCGATGGGCCCTACTAAAAAATTCATCATTTTTTCTTTACTCCTTTAATTTTACCCTTGTTTATACTTGCATAGAAGACTTTTGCGCCTTCTTTCTTGCCATATGTCTTACTCATGGCCTTTTTAATCTTTTTACCCTTCTTGTTTAGGGGCATTCGCTCTCTCCAACGCTACATCTGCACGTAAAT